TTCTCAGCGGTGCTCTTTATAGACGGAGCCGACCCCGACAAAATAGCCTGATTAAGCTGTTCCGCCGCCGAATCGGGCAAAGCCCGGGAGCGTCTGTTTGACGCTGTAGTCGCTGTAGTCTGTAGATCTAGAGAGCGGTCTAGCTCAGCCCGCTCTTTCAGAAGCCGCTGAGCTTCTGAGTAGTCCTGAGGTACGGAGAAGATTTCTCTCAAAGCCGCTGAGGTCTGATTTTCCTGAGCGATAAGAGAGTCTAGATACTGAACACGGTCCTGTTCGTTCTGAATATCGCGACGGATCTGTTCCACACGGTACGCCGACCCCAACACACGCTGGTACCGATCCATGTAGCTCTCTCGTCGGGTGCCGAGCGGGGTAGCCATGATGACCTCTCAGTAGGAGATGCGCTGTCCCGTAACCGGGTCAACAAAGTAGAAGCGCCCGAGAACATCAGTCTGTACCTGAGGCCCCCCGGCAGGCTGAGACTGCCCAAAAGCAAACTGAGGGGCAGTGCTTTGGGCATTGTATTGATTGAATAGGGATTCGGTAGACCCGGCTCTAGCGGCGGCATCGGCTTCCGCCATAGCGGTAGCCTGAGCCATAGATGCCGCTGTAGAAGCCCCCTGACCGGCTCCGGTCAATCCTAATGAAACCGCCTGAGAGATGCCCTGAGCGCGAGCGGCCTCAGCGGACTTCTGCTGATTTCTCATCGCGTCTATCCGGGCTACCTCAGCGGCTTTCTCAGCCCTATCGGCCTCGTCTACCACGATGTTCTGCTGCTGTCTGAGGTTTCTTTCCGCTGTAGACTGAGCCATTTCCTGTAGGAAAATGTCCCGACCTGAGGATGCCCCGCCGAGACCCCGAGCCGCCGCCTGCTGTAGCGCGGTCGCTTCTAGCTCCCGCTGCGCTCCCGCCTGTTCTGAGAGGAACCGCTGCTCTATAGAGCCTAGCTCCCGCTCAGTTAGGCCGAGAGACTGTTGCCGCCGACGCTTTTCTAGCTCACGAAGCTCTTTCTCTTCGTCCTTCGTAAGCATCATTTTCTTTGCGGCGCGTGCAGACCCGACGCCCTGAGCGACACCTCCAGCGGCCATCAGACCGCCAGCTATAAGCGCCATTGTAACTGGTTCCATGATGACCTCTACAGGTAGTAGGCTTCTATTACACAGCCCCAGTTAACGAGACCGCATCTATCGACTCCAGAATGGATAGCAAGACCGGCCCGTGTGCTCCCCACGGAGGCATATTCTAGAGCTATTGTACCCTGTTTTGCAGCGTATCCCGCTCCCTGAGGGTATGTCTCAGCCGTTCCAATCGGGTAGGCTACACCTACCCCGTATGCCGTGTTCCGAGCGTCCACGGCCCTACTGTTCCACGTACCGATAGCATTGTCGAGCGTACCGATAAACGGGATGATTGTCATAAGACGCTCAGCGGCGGCTACCTGATAAGAGGCTGTACTAGCGTCATTGCCGACCTCAGCCTCCCACCAATAGTGATACAGGATTCGTGAATCCCGCCTAAGCTGAATCTCAAAAGAGGTTTGCGGGAAATCGTGTACGGCTACAGAAGCGGGACGGCCTTGTCCGCTCAGATATTTAGTAGCGAACTGTAGACGGATCTCAGTTCCACCGGCCCATTGTCCTCCCTGATGCCCGGAGACTCCGTGCTGGATTCCGGTAAAAGGCTCCCGGATAGGGGGCTGGATATGCCGGGTGTCTATCCATTTAGCGGCCTCAAAATCCCCTGAGCCGATGCCCCGGTGCAGGTAGATCTTTAGGGCTTCTGAGTTTCCCCTCAGGGTAGCTGAGGTAAGGGTAGTCCCGTCTACAAAAGCTGTAGGAGCGTATGCCATTATTTAACCCTCATTTTCAGAGCGGTCATTCCCCCGCCATTGTAGTCGAGGCGGGCATCCCCGGCTACCGCATCATTCCGAATCAGGTAGTTTGTCGCGCCGACATTGTATGCCCCAAAGGGACCGGAGAAGACTACCCTCAGCCCAAAGATCGTGACATTGGTCCCGGTTCTGAGGTAATGCCATGCCCCGTCTACAGCGGTCCACCCTACAGGCTGAGTCAATACACCGCCAGAAAGAGCGCCGTTATTCGGGGCTCCCCCTGTTTCGATGACGTTCTGTACTACTGAGGTGGATTGACATTGGCTGAGAGGATTCCCCCCTCTAGATGCCGTGACCACCGCATTGAAATCCGACTGAGACGGGACGTTTACAAAGTTTGCGAGGGCATTACTAGTGATGTCCCACTGTAGCCAGAAGGCCCAACATCCATACCCGGAGAAGACATTTTGGGTACCGCCGCCGCCATTGCTAAAGACAAACACATTGTCGCCGCCGGTCCACGGTCGGCTACCCTCCCAGCGGGGGCGAACAGACAAATCCCAGTACACCCTGAGGGCGTGAACATTAGCCTCTAAAAGCATCCCGGTGGCGCTCAGCGCCAAAGGGGTAGCGGTTCCCCCGGCATCAGTAACTATATGAGGGGCGGCTCCGGTAACTTGCCCGGTGACCGTAACGTCTGTTCCGTGTAGCCAGTCATTTGCCCCGATGTTTCCGGTGTGCATTTGCGGAGCTAGAAAGCGCGACGTTCCCCCCTTAAACTGAGGGAGGTCTATGGCGGCATCGCGGGTGTTAAACTGATTCAGGTCCGTCTGAGTAAACTGATTGAAACGGTCATTTAGACTAGCCGCATCTATCGTGTCCCCGTCTTTTACCGCTCCCTGAGTAAGCCTGCTCATCTGTATCTCCCGATGAAAAGGTACCGGCTGTTCCAGATATGCCCGTAAGGGACATGCGCATTGGCATTGTCCTCAGCCGCCGCATCCTCAGACGGAGCCGTGAGTTTGTACTGTAGCTCTACAGAAAGGTCTCCCGGCGGAAAGTTTAGGGCGGTAGTGAGCCGGGTAGTTTGGTGAGTAGAAGTCCCTCTCCGCTCACACACCGTGATTCCGTTTATGACAATCCTCAGCCGCATGTAGTTTGGGGATCCCGGCTTTCCGTCGTTTACACCCCGAGCAAAGATGTTGTTTACATAGGCATTGCAGGACCACTCGCAAAAGAGGTTCCCGCCCTTAAAGCCTGAGAGCGTTAGGGCTGAGGCCGTTATTGACCGCCATCCCCCGGCTTGTACCTGAATAGTAGAGCTATTCCAGGCATTTGCCGCGACCCCAGTGTCTACCTCAGTTGTCTGTTCTCCCCCGGACGGGAAAGCCGAATCGGCCCAGATTTCGTGAATCGCCTTGTCTTTGAGGTCATCCTGATCGACCCAGGCATCAGGCATCTGAGCGCGGTCGAGCGTCGTCGCTGAGGACTGTTGAGCGCGGAGCTCCCCGTTAATGAGCTTAGGTGAAACAGAAAGGCCGGTCGTTTGGTCATAGTGCGTCCACTTTTTCATGCCCTTACCCCCGCTACTACTCTCGTTCCCTTACTAGTCCATTCGTATTCGTACCCGACGATTACGATGTCCTCAGTAGTTTCAATCTCAAAACAGAACCAAGCCGCCGACATGTGCGCCACTGAGAACCGGAGAGGGACCAAACGGTCCTCCCGGTATTCGCCCTGTCCTAATACCGCGCTATCCAGTGTAGGCTGAGAAGCGGCATCGGGAGACTGAGCGGTGTATGTACGCTCTAAAACCGGGGACAAAGAGAAGTCTTTATAGTGGCGCATCTGAATCTGAGGTTTGCCGGTAGTCATTACCCAGACGGTGACATAGGACACCTGTTTTTGCATCTGAGGATCGCCCGCCGACCACCACGCTGAGCGGTATGCCGATGTCGGGGCGGTGTTATACACTAGGTTTTGTCCTACAAAATCCATGCCCGTCGCTCGTTTCGCGCTGATGACGAACAGCCCGCGCTGAGAAGTAGTGTTCCCGGATTCATTCCCGGTGTGATGCCCGAACACTATTGTCCCGTCATAGAGAGTAGTTACCGCTCCGACCGGAAAGCCTACCCGGGTAGACCAAGCTGAGAGCCGCTCGGCTGTAGCTAGTCTATCAGTGTGTAGTACCAATCCTAGGTTTGGCCGGTCTGAGCCGTCTACCGGAACATAGAGGTGATACTCCCGTGTTTTTTCACTAAAAGTCGCTGTAGCCCGGGCGAGGCAATCAGGGGTGATGCGGTCAATAAGGTCGTCCTGAGGAGCCGTCAGGTTTATGACCTCATTGACCGCCCCACCGGTAAGCCCGCCGACTACAGCGTACACGCCGTCTACCGCTAGAAAAACTACACCTAAACCGGGGACATTCTTAATGGAATGCGGGGACCGGCATGTGACTTTATTCGATAAAGTAGTAGCGGAGAAGCCCCGGGAGAAGTCTCCCTGTACTACATCGATACCGTTTTCGCGAAAGATTAAGAGCGTATTGTAGTTCCCAAAGAGGGCCGTGATAGCCCCGCCTTCTGAGTCTAGCTCTATGTAGTTCTCGGCGGAAAACTGCTCTATAAGTCCTACCGTCGAGAAGAAGAGGGTAGTCGGCTCATTGATTCCCCCGTCGAGGAATAAACACCCATTAAAGAGCGCCGAAAAGCGTGCAGCCGGGGACGGGAGCGGTCCTGTAGCGATCTCAGGTGCAGGCTGGCCTAGGTTTGCGGTCGCTACCGCATCAAAGAAGGTAGTCTCTACATTGTTCCTTACGAGGTCAATAAAGTAGAGGGTAGTGTCTCCCGGGGATACAAAGTCATCCCCGTAGTTAGTAGTCCGGTAGACCTTACGAGCCACGGTTCCGGGGGGACCGATCGGTAGCTCTAAGGCGCATGCGTGTCGGAATCCTTCTGCACCGGCATCTAGCGCCCATTTTATAGAGGAAAGTGTAGAGATTGGTCCTTCTGAGCCGGTGTCGCTGATGAAAGAACATGCCCATCCGAACACGGCCTCTTTGTCTCCGTCCTCGTTTCCCGACGCTGTATTGTTTGCGAATCCGAGACCCCATCGTCCTCCGTCTGGAATCGCGTTCCCCTGTTGAGGACACCAAAGGGTGACCGCGCCGTTCCCTGATGCCTTCGGGGCGGGGAAAGATCCACCTGAGGGTGCCGGGTAGGGTTTGACATTACGAACGTCTACAGGGGTAGGTAGGCCGTCAAACCCAAAGGGCCGAACACATTGACTGATAGTCGCTATAGCGTCTACCAATCCCGCTAGAGGCCACGGTCGAACAATGATAGGGCGGTCTACCCCGTTTGTGATGACGGTTCCGTAGCTCGTCGTCGTGTACCAACTACCCGCCTCAGTAGGGGCCGGGACATTCCTGTTCTGAGCGACGGTAAGAACCTGATCAGTGCCGAGCGCCTCGTACACTAGATACAGGTTCCCATCGGCCTCATAGAAGAGATGCTGTCGCGCTCCTCCGCTAAGCTCCTGAGCGCAATGGATACTGTAGACCGGGCCGGTAAGCCCAAAAGGCGTCCACGCTGTAGGGCTAGCGATATAGGGCTCGTACCCAATCCGGGTAGACCAACCCCCGGTCGTTTTGTCAATCGTGAGATTTTCGGCACGCCCCGCATTTTGCGCGGTCTGAGGGAGCTTAGTCTCTACACCGCCCGCTAGCGGGGTCTGAAAGACGTTCTGTTTCAC